CCGATAGCGGCTGTCGAAAGGAATGTGCTTGTAGGTGCTGCCATGATATAGTTCCGGCGTCTCTCGACGCATTAGATTAATTTAAATAAAGCTCGCAAACGCTGCCGCTGCGTCTTCTACTTTGCCTGTCTTGTTAAGCTTTTGCATTGCCGAACTCCTACCATCAGTACTAGCGTTACCCGTGACGCCCGGACGTACCACCCGATTTGGGAGGGTCTGAACTTTCTTGGATGCTGCCCGTGCTTTGTCCATCATTTGATCGTAGAGCATTGCTTTACGGCCAAGAAGGACGGCTTTGTGGTCTTGGATGTTGTCAATGTTTTGCTCGTTGAAGCCTTGATTAATCAAGTAACTTTTTAGAGCCGCTTTGCCTTCTGTGGCTTTCGTCGGGTCTTTCCAGTCGGGAAGCTTGGCAAGAAGTTCATCCTGCTGCGCCGATAAAAAAGACCGCTGACTAGTTGCCTGTTCAGCGTCATATTGCGCTCTTAGTTGCTGCTGCTGGCCCATGTTCTCACGATACGCTGCTTGCCTCTGTGTTTGGAGGTGCTGTTGCCGCATGAACTCGACCGGGTCTGCTTCTAAGAGTGCGTTCCAATCAATGTTTTGTTGTTGCTGCAAACCGCCTTCTAGCTGCGCGGCCATGCGCTGCAAGTTGTTTGCGTAGTTTTGGCGGTCTTGTTGTGCTTTGACTGTCTCAGCTTCTGCGCTCTTTAGCGCTTCAGCCGTAGCCATAGTCTTTTTAGTGTAATCTGCTTGGCGCAGACCATTTTTGTAATTGTCAGCCAGTTCGGCTTTGCTTAGTACAACGTCTTTGCCGTCCACACGGATTGTGATGTTGTCATCACCTGCATCGACGGGTTCGCCCTCGGCGGGTTCTGGCTCGGCATTGTCAAGGTTTTGACGTAGCTCGTCTACGACTTCGGCTTCTACTGCCTCTGCTGTCTTTTCTACTGGCTCCGATGGCTCCAAAAAACTAGCAAACGCCTCAGCGCCGGTATTTACATTCAGTGCGCTGGGTTCCGATGAAGGAGTATCCATATGTTACTTTCTTGCAGCGTCTCGCGACGGATGCTAGCCCCAATCAAAGCGCGGGGCCGTTACGCTAACTTACTCAATACAGCTTTTCAATCTCTCAATTAGCATAAAAACATCTTCTTTATCGTAAACCGCAAACAATTGAGCGTCTTCAAAACAACCATCGCGACTAGTGCTGTAAAAATCCATTGGGACAGTAATGCCGTTTACTAAAGAACTTTCTAAAGCATTAGAGAATTCTTCGCTATCATTCGCCAACACAGAATCGGCGATTGCTTGTGAAACAAAATCATTTTCTAAGGATTCAACTTTTATTTCTAAAGGCCCAAAAAAACAAGGCTCATATTTTGCATAAAGCACATTGTCCGGCAACTTTAAAAATTGTTTCAGGTTTACGATTTTCATATTCTTACTGTCTCGCCAGTGTTTAAAGTGTAACCGGTTTCACCGACAGTTACACGAACCCAACCAGTTATGGTTGATACCCAATTATCCACTGGTTTTGGATGATAAGCCATAGCTACACTACGCTTGTGACTGCGATTAGATTTAAGCGCTTCTACCAGCGCTTGCCAATCCGATCCATGAGCGTCCTCTTGTGCTCCAATTCGATCTGCGCCATCTTCCCGTTCTCGAAAGTCTGAGTCAATTGCGCTTTGACCTTCCTGAGCACTGTTAGATAGACCCAAAGCTTTTGGCGGCCTTCCTCGTCTCGGGCTGGTGAATTCTTCCATTGTTCCGTTACCTCTTGTTCGATGTCATTAAATACTGCGATAAAAGCTTCATTATCTAAAACCTCAGCGCAGCGATTTGCATCATAAATTTGTGTATCTGTCATTTACGCCATTAATAGTAAGTCTTCAATGTCTTGCTCGTCCTGAGCATCTAAATACATTGACAGCATTTTATCGTACTCTTTTGCTTTCAAAAAGTCTATATAACTTTCCTTGGCAATTAGCGCTTTTATATTAGATAGCGGCACTACTTGCTCGACGGGCTTAGGTTTCACCATCAGCGTTTTATCCAGCGCATCCATTGCAGCCTGCGCGGTGTAGAACGTCAGTAGCTTATTGCCAGCTTTGACTACGTACTTTTTCTTAGTTTCATAGCTAGCGCCTTTCTTAACAACTTGAAAGGCTAAAAGTAAAGACATTTAAATGTAAGCAATCATTGCTGTAACTTCACCAGCTACAGTAAAGGGTGTTGAGTCTGCATCTGATACGCCCAAAGTAACCGCGAAACTTAAACCGATTGAGAAATCAATACCAACTAATGCAGGCAATGTAAAGTTACTAGAACCAGTGGGGAGGGTTATAGTTATTAAAGGAACGTCAACACCAACTGTGGGAGCAGAAGCTTTGTTATAAAGCTTAAAGTAACGTAGTGTCGCAGCGCCATTTACTATATGTAAAATATTTAAGTTTGCTGGAGTTGCTTTTACTAATGTAGAGTTAACTCCGACAGCAGAAATAAATTTTTGATACTGTACGCCGCTAGTATTTGCACCAATTACTTTTACAGTGCCTATTGTGTTGGTTCCTGTTGGGATAGAAGTGGCAGCAGGAAAGTTACCAACGTTAATTGTTTGCCCAGCCGCAACATTAATTGTGCCAGTCGCTGAAATCTGCCCAGTGTCATTCGATTCTTTAAACCCGAACGCAAAACCTTCAACTGTGCCAGACGTGTAAGCCGTTACCCGCACGCGCAGGAATTTGTACATTACTGGAATCTTGATAACGCCGTTTACAATCTCAGTCAAGGCGTACGGGTCGAGAACAACGCCTAATTTCTGAACAACGATTGGTACAAAAGTGCCATTGTCGTTTGAACCTTGGAATTGAACTGAGCCCGACCATGTGCCAGTAAGTTGCATCGAAATAAACTTAAAAGCGGATGCGTTAAATGAGGCGATCAAATCATTATCGACAACTGTTACGTTTGACACCGCGATGCTGACGGGGACTGACGGAGTAACTTCAACCCCTGCGCTGTCGTATTGCGTGACACGGGCGGCGTTGCTAACCGAGTCAATTGATAACAATGATGTCCCGCTACCTGAAATTATGTCTACGCTCATAATGTTACCAGCCTTACTTTTCTGTCGCCATAAGTGTGACCCCGAGTAACAGTGCCGAATATTCGTACTTTTGTCGGGGAGAGATATTGTGCAATGTATTCTATCGTGCACAAACGAGATACATCTGCTTTGTGATCGTCTGTAGACTCTACCATTGCGAATGCTTCAAGGTAACTAGATTCATTAATATTGTCGACAATTTCTACGTCAACAAAAGACGTAGCTCGTCTAGCACTAACCGGGCCAAAATTAATTATGCTAGTTGTAACGGCCATTACATAATCCCTTGTGCACGGCCATCAGGCCCACGGACAATAGTACGCGGCTGGTTCATATTAGATATGGCCTGCGTAAAGCCCTGCATTGCCATTGCGAGTGCGTTATTTATATTGGGTTCGCCCATTTCCTCAGCGCCGACAGCGGCAGCTGATTCGCCTTTCTCAGCGCCAATCTGGGCAACAAGAATGCGGGTCTCAGCTTCTAGTTGGGCTTTAAACCTAGCGAAGTCTTGCTCACGAAGCTTGTGCTCATACTCAACAACTGTTTTAGCTTGCTCAGCGTCAAACTTCATCTGATTTAGTTGCGCCTCGTTTTGCTGCTCAACCGTGCGCTGCTTTTGCTGCGCAAATTGCGCGTTGTTATCAACCTCAGCCTGCATCTGCATTTTTAGTTGAGTTAGTTGCGCTTCGTGATTGCGTGCTGCGTCGTTTGCTTGCGCTTGAAATTGCAACTTCATCTGCTCAACTTGCGCAGTAGCCTGGGCTTGAAACTGCTTGCCCTGCGCCTCTGCTTGCATTTTCATTTGCTCAAGCTGCATTGCACCTTGCATCTTAATCTGTTCAGGGTCGGGGCGCGTCGGCTGTGGTGGTTGCTTGCTTGGGTCAGTAAAGAACTTTTCTGCATTCTTGTACCCAAGCAAGCGCGCCATCTCAGTGCTGGCTTGGTAAATTACTTGAGCATTAGACACGCCCAGTGGGAACACTTTTTCTTGCTGCGCCATTAGCATCATGGCTTGCTGAATCTTTTGGTCTTTGTTGCCAAGGCCAATGCCTACATTGATGCTGACATCAAACTGATTGCGCCATTCGCGCGGGTCAATGTCTTTCCAGTCGCCTGCAATCTTGGCAATAACTTTTTTGTTTTGGTGCTGGCACGTAAGCTTGAGCATGAACAAGAACAACTCGCTAAAGCCTTCAGCAAAGTTGCGCGCTATCAAGTCGATGCGCATGTCAGCTTTGTTAGTGACGATGTTAGCTGCTGTTGCAGTCGTCGCCAAGCCGGACGCATCGTTGCCCATGCTCTGGCGTGACCAGCCGGTCGAGTTCTCTAGCTGCTGGGTTGTAAACTCCATCAGCGCCATTGTGCCGGCCGAGTTAGTTGCCCCTTGGTCAAGGCGTCCGACTGCGCCGGGTGACTTGATGCGCACAATACCGCCTGGACGCGAGGTCATCAAGTCGTCAAGGTTTACTTGGCCTTCTAGCGCAAAGTAACGACCGTTTGCCTCAAGGTAAACGTTATCGTGCATTGCACGTAGCAAACTGGTCTTAGACTTTTGTTTCTCCATTGCCAAGTCAGCGATTGACAGACCAAAGAACGTATGCGGCAAAGGTGTCGGGCAGATACTGACAAACGGGATGAAATCAACTTCTTCGTTGTCAAGCAAGCGGTCACCAGCGATTGTCACTTTACGCAGTTCTGAGATGCCGTCGCCATCGAAGTCAGTACGCAAGTAACATTCAGTTATCCAAATATTTCGCTGCGATTCATCCGCAGTGTTAATCTCGTCTGACATGTAAGCGTTTTCGTCGTTGTAGCTCAGACGTTGGATGCGTTCTGCATTATTTGCTTGGCTTTGGTCTTCGCCGCTTATGTCGTCAACGTTCTTATAACCCATTGATTTAAGCTCTGAGACGGTACGCTGTACGCGGTGTCCTACAAACTTTGCATCCTGAATGTTCTTGGCTTGGCGGTCGATGAGGAATTCTTCCGGCGGAACGTTCTCCAATGCTATGCGACCCTCAGTCTTAATGCGCTTGCAAGTAATGTCATATATCATGACTGGCGGTGTGTCATTAATCTGCGCTATCTGCTGCTCAATCTGCATGTGTGCTTGTTGAGCCTTGGGGTCGCCCTGCTGCATTGCCTGCATGACCGTAGCCATCTGTGCGTTAAGCTGTGCAATAGCTTGCTCACGCTGTTTAATGTCGTTCTCGTCCGGATATGCTGTCTGCTCTGTTACCTCAACTTCCTCGTCGTCCATCACCTGAGCCAACTCTACGTCAGTCAGTGCGCGGTATTCTTCCTTCTTTTCCTCATGCCTGGTGTCCCACCAGACCTTGACAATGCCGTTTTTTTGCATGAGCGCATCTTTCATCCAAGTCAGCGACAGCTTGTGGCCCGCATTCTTCTTGAAGAAAAGATAATTCATGTACTCAGTAGCAAGACGGGCTTTCTCCTCGTCCTCGGGCTTTTGAGCCTCAAATTCTGCTACTTTGTCGGAGCCTGTAAACGTTACCATAAGCTGAGGCAGTATGGCTTCGATGGTGTCGCGCACATCAGTGCTAATGACGCTAGAGCGGCCGTCAACTTCTGGCGCTGACAAGTCACCGACTGGCAGGCCAAGGTAATAATAAATGGCTTTCTCGCGGCTATAACTTAGCTTTGACGATGTGTAACCTAGTGAGGAGCGCATCTCGCTGTTAACAAGGGCTTTTAATTCTTCTTCTGTAAGCGGTTTTGATTTTGCCATTTTTGCCTTCGGTAGTCTTCTCGACTATGCGTTGTTTGATTTTGGGTAACTTAGTACGCCGCCGTAAGTGTCGTTTGACATCATGCCTTCTGTCAAGGCAAGGTATCTGAAAGCATCTGCACCGTGCGAGAAAGAGTCATGTAGCGGTGCAACAGCTTCGCCTGTCTTGCTGTTGATATTCCAGCGATAGCGCTTTAAGCATTCTACCAAACGCTGCGTTCGGTCTTTGTTGAAGTAAACCCGAGGAAACATCTCACGAGCTCTGTCGATGCCGGTATTAATGCCGGTGTTTGGCACTGGCTGGACGTCCCATCCCAGACCGCGAAGGATTGACGCATCGTCCTTACCGCTTTGATGACGCACATGAAAGCCGTCATGAGGCAGGTAGAGATTGCCCCAGTTCATCGGCTGGTCGTCAAGCTTTAAGCCTCTCAGCTCAGCGCTGTAGTCAGCCAGAATACGCTGAGTTCCTTCGATGTAGTGAATTACCCTAATCTCAGATGCTACTTTCTGCACCAGTATTAGAGTCATAGCATCACTCATTCCAAGGTCAAAGACGACGTGGGTCTTGAGAGACGCATCGTGCGGCACTTCTCGAATGCGATTGCCGTTTATCGTCGCGCTCATAGCGTCAAAGTAAATAGCGCCCTCGACTGCGGGTTTGCATTGGCCTTCCCATATGTGAGCGTAGTCCTCTGGCTTCATAGTCGCCATGGCGTGTAGTCGCTCTTTCTCTAGCACTTCAGGGAACCAAGGGTTATCACCGTAATTAAGTTCTATGCTTAAAGTGTCAGGCGCTGGATTAACTACTGCCATGATGTGCGTTGCATCTGTATCAAGCTGCGGATTGTAAGTAACCCATATTTCCGAGCCGTTAACGCGAATCGTAGGCTTTAGAATTTCCCAAGATGTATCCGAAATTGCTTGTGCTTCTTCGCACCAAACTAACGTACAACCTTCGAACGACTTAATCGACGTAGTCGTCTGGTCACTAAGACCTGAGAAGTAAAAAGCTGAGCCATTTAGGCCCCTAATCTCGTTCTCTAATATAGTGAAGAAGCTTTGAAGCCCTAGCTGTTCAATCTGGTCTTTGAGCAGCTGGTGAACAGATTGCTTGATTGACTTTTGCACCTCACGTGTGCAAAGAATACGCTCTGGTTTTGAAAAGGCTTTAATGATTAAGGCCCTAGCGATTGACCAAGATTTTGACGAGCCCCTTCCGCCGCGTATGAACTTGTAGCGGCTAGGCTTGAAAAGCATTTCCGCCAGCTTAGGCGGAAACTCAACGCTAAATTCGTCCTGCGACGACATGAATTGCGCGTGGGAACGTGTGCGTTAGCTCTTGCTTGGTCGGAGCGTTAAAGCCGTGCATGGCGTTCAATTCCTTGATTGCAGCGACTATATCGCTTGACCTACCCTCACCATTGTCAGCAATCATTGCAAGCGCTAGAACGCTCTTCTCGCGCGTCCAAAGGGATTTTGAAGTGAGGGCAGATTGCAGTTCGGCAATCCTCGCCTTTATGTCGTCACGTACAGTAAGCTTGTAAGCACTATTTTGAATGGTAGCAGGCAACATATTTCCGCCACCATACGCTTTGCGATAAGCGCTGGTTTGAGTTGCGCCATTTGCCATGCCTTGCGCGAATGCTTCTTGTTTACCTGTGAGTGCCATTATTTCTTAGCTGTTTTAGCTGCTTGTTTAAAGTTTGCAGCTGTCGGAGCGCCCTTAGCGCCAGGCGAGCGCATACGCTCAACTTTAGCACCGCTGGACTTTTGTTCAGCAATGCGTTCTTTTTTGGCTGCGATATTAGCGTATAGACCGGGTTTCATCATTTTGTCTTTTTCATAGGAGCCTTAGAAGGCATGCCGTAACCTGGCTTTGCAGGCGCTTTTTTTGCTGGCATTTTAGGCATTGGTGTTTTCATCTTTAAATCCTTAAGTTAAGAAACCACCCATAGGACTAGCCAATTGGCCTGAGTGTTGCCCTTGCGTCACTTCCTAATGCCGCTCTGCGCTGAACGTAGGAGAAACACTGCGATTTACCCGTCGCAGTCATCAGTTAGGGTCCAATGGATAGTCGGGGTGTATCTTTATTATCAATCATTTTTCGTTTTAATAAAAGAACTTCTAAGTTTTTAATGGCATTGTCTTTTTCTTGTTTTTTGTCTTTTGTTATTTTTATGCAGCGCTCTACTGCTCTAGCTTCAAGCATCCGGCCATTTGCTAGCAATTTAAGGCGATATGCGGCCATAGCATCTATTGCGGTCACTCGGGTATCTCATTGAAAAAATAGGCCATTGGAAGCGGCGTGAGGTCATCCACGCGGGCATAGAAAGCATAGCCTAGGGGATAGGTTCTTTTTATGTCTACTCTTGCAACTTGAGCTACTCCTTCCGCATTTTCTAAACTCATGACTTGCTTGCCTTTGTATTGATACATATGGCCTTGTTTCACACTTTTTATCTTCATATAAAATTTCCCTTTTTTAAGTTAGTAATCACTAACATATTTTTTCTTAAAAAATCATCGGATTCATTAAAACCCATCCCCCCCCTCTCCTATGGAGATGAGGGGGGTGAGGGGGTTTTATTCATATTTACCCGCACCCCCTTCAACCCCCCTTCAACCCCCCTCGTCTGTAGCTATAGAAACACGTTTTTGAGGGGGCTCGAGGGGGCTTCGAGGGGGATTCTACTTTCAAAAAAGCGAGGGGGATTGAAGGGGGCTTTTTAAAAGTCATTTCTTTCATTTTCCTTTCATTTTGCTTTCATTCTTGACTTTATCTCCATTGCGGAGACTTGTTGCTCGTCAATAAACGTCCATCCGTGCTGTGTTTCTTGTATGTAATTGACCTCGATCAACTTTGAAATTAAGCTGCCTTTTCGGTTTTTTTGTAGCATATTTTCTATAGTTCTGGCCTGCATACCCAAAGTTTCTAAATACATTTTCAGCGCCGAGCGGGTGATGTACGGCATGTCATTTATGTACTCTTTGCCAGAGGTAACCCATGCATCCTCTATTTTCCTAACATTGTCGTCATACAGTGACTTCGTGATAGAGTTTTTAACCGCCACTGGGTTGTCGTCAGGCATAGCAACGCATGTGCTAGATACCTCTCCAAACTTGCTAAAACCCATCTCGACGACCTCTAACTTGAAATAGATAACTTCCCCCTTGCTAGGCATCTCGCGCTGTTTAGTGACTGTTACTGACCTCACGCCGTCCTTTTCTATTACCTCAATTTCGGTGTCAATAAAAGCGCGGATACCGCTCCAGCCCCTGCCGCCTTTTGCCGCGTCTTTCCCGTTGTGATGAATAAGCATAAAAGCTGACTTTATTTCAGTCGATATGCGATTAAACTTGTCCATGATTGGCCCCATGTCTTCGCCGCTATTTTCATTTGCGCCAGAGCTGAGCCTTGCTAGCGTATCGCCGATTATTAGTTGCACTTTCTTGCCGCTTTTTTCTTCGATCTCTTTTACAAGCTTAATAACGTCGTCAGTGTGCTCGTCGCCGTTGAAAAAGTTAAGTGGCAGAGGAACCATATATAGGTTTTCAAGGCTAACGCCCCGATGTTTTTTAATAGCTTGCATACGCGAACGGATGCTCCCTGGCGCTTCACTCGCTAGATATATAACAATGCCTTGGTCTGTCTGGCGGCCGTAGCATCTCTCGCCAGTCGCTATCGCTGTAGCTACAGACAAGGCCCAAAAAGTTTTACCGCTGTTTGAATCACCGTACACCACAACTAAACTGCCGATACAAAATAGCCCCTCGACAAGCTCATCTGGTGCTTCGTACTCGTCTGATAAGTCGCTACCACAGACAGTTTGCAGCTTGTCAATAATGTTTTGCTCTATAACCGGCGGCTTATTAAACAGTGCTTCAACGGATGAGATACCGCGCTGCTGCGCTTCAATGAAATCAAAGTCTGGCTCGTACCTTGCTACTGACTTGATGATTTTGTCTACCTGCTGGCTGCGCATAGGAGGATTGCATACATCAGCATTTACTGAGTCAAGCGCTGCACGCATAGCGTTTTCTGGCAGTCCGATTCTCTGCAAGTGGCCGGCCAACGCAGTTAGTGTCTTGTCTCTTGCGCCTTCTGGTATGACAGAGAAACCAGAAGCATCCCCCCGCTGTTTAGGAGCGCTTTTAAGTGCCTCGTAAGCTACCACCCAAGGGTCAGGCACTACAAAAGGAATCACGCCATCCCAGGGGTCGCCTTCACCTTCCCACTCGTAATATTTATAGCCGCCGCCCTCTACCCTGATTTTGGATGGGTAGACAAGAAGGTAGGCATCTTTTGACTGAAGGTCAACGCCGGGTATAAAGTCGTCAGAGCTGAACCTATCGTCATATTTAGCAATGTGGTGAAAGCCGCCACTGGGTGAGATTTGAGTAATGCCGCCCGGAACTTTCCCATTTTCGTCAATCCACTTGTCCCAACTTATATCGCCCAAATTTTTAGGGTCAATGTCAAAAGCCATGACGCCAGAGCCTGGCCCCATAGCCACGGCAACATTACGCTCGGGGTATCCGCTGAACCAGTCATTTATGACCTCTGGGTCATTTGATGCGTCATCTTTACCATGAGATTTTGCAAGCGGGAACTTTTGACCCGGCGTAATTGGAAATACTTTCCAGCCAATTTGCGCGTAAAAAAGCGCAGCTTCTAAGTTTGAGTGCCTTTGAGTAGTCATGGTTACCTCAGACACTGGCGGCTTGCAAGTAGTCAGACAAAGCCTTGACTGTCTTATATAGAGGCTCTGTTTTTCCAGCCATGAATCTATAAACAACCCCCTTGTCTACACCGGACGCTATAGCTACACGCTTTAAATTTGAATCTTTTAATCTGCTCTTGATTTGGTCTACGCTTAACATTTTTTGCCTTTAAAAAATAATTTTCTTGAACGGGTTTACTTTATCATAAATAAGGTGCTATGATTTCATCAGCGACAAACAGATTTACTGATATTCGCATCGTTTAAGGGTTAATTATGGGTAACAGTGGCAATGAAATAATGAAGCTTGAAAAACAAAGGGTTTTCAGGATAGGAGAAATAACGTATTTGCCTCACTACAGCCATCGTGGGTTGTATGTAGGCCCTGGGCGTTCATCTGTTGAATACACAGAGCTGCAACTTACAAACAATGGCGCAAAACCGTCTACCGAGTTTCTTTGGGAACGCAACGATGATACAAAAAGGAATTTATCATAATGGCTATCAATCTAAAACGCACGGGCTCGCTCGAATCACATTTCGTAAAGCTTCTTGCTTACGGAGCCGCAGGAGCTGGAAAAACTAGCCTCATTGCCACATTGCCAAACCCTATCGTATTGTCAGCCGAGGGCGGTCTATTGTCTATCCAAGGTGCTGACCTACCTTTCCTTGAAATTAAGGACATGGCAAGCCTTAAAGAGGCTTACACATGGCTAGCAGATAGCGCTGAGTCCAAGGACTTTGAGTCAGTAGCTATTGATTCAATCAGCGAGATTGCAGAAGTGGTTTTGAGCTATGAAAAGAAAGCAACAAAAGACCCCCGCGCTGCATATGGCAACATGCAGGAACAGATGGCTGACATTATCCGTTTGTTTCGTGACCTGCATAGTCGCCACGTTTACATGTCTGCAAAGCTTGAGAAGACTAGCGACGAGATGGGTCGTATCTTATATGCACCGTCAATGCCTGGTAACAAAACAGGTCAGAGCTTGCCTTACTTTTTTGATGAGGTATTGGCGCTAAGGATTGAAAAATCAGAAGACGGTCAATCACACCGCGCTTTGATGTGTGATAGTGACGGGCTGTGGTTAGCAAAGGACAGAAGCGGCAAATTAGATCAATGGGAAGCGCCTGATTTGGGTTTGATTATCAACAAAATTTTAGGAAAATAAAAAATGTTTACAAGCGAAAAAACAAAAAATGGGAATGTAGGCACTTCAAAAATATCACAAGAAGCTGCTAATAACCAAGCCCTGAAAATGGATGAGGGTAATAACTTTAACTGCGAAGGTTGTAACGATTGCAACGGTTGCATAGACTGTAACGAATGCGAATCTTGCACAGATTGCGCAGGTTGCGTAGGTTGCAAAAATTGTAAAGATTGCGAAGATTGCTTAGGTTGCTCATATTGCAAAGATTGCGAATGTTGCGAAGATTGCACAGATTGCGTATCTTGCACAGGTTGCACAGATTTAGATAGTCAAACAGGAAAATAAACAATGACAATTGACGAACTAATCGAACAATGGTCTTCTTACAAAGACAAAGAAAATTATGCGACT